AATAAAGAATGCACAGAAAGGATTAGTACCTTCCGATATTGGCACACTTAATAATTGACCATTCTTAGTTTTAGGTACATGCCATTTTACATCATTATAAAAGTTTGTAACTTTTAATTCTGCAAAGTCTGGTTTGTAACTCTTTAGGGGATTAAAAACAAATGCTTCAAAACCTCTATCGTTAATACTCGTTAACGGAAGTATTTCTAAGTCATTACCTGTTTCTGAATCTCCTACTGCAATATGCCAATCAAGTGGCATACTAATCTCTTTGCCGTTAATCTCCATAACAATAGCCGGCGAACTAAAACTTTCTAAAAATATTAGAGGTATAAAAAAGAAATCAGGATTTTGAGGATCGCTGTTATCTAATACACTGAATCTAATATCTTCTTCAATCTGTTCTGGCAGGTTGTTAAGTGAAAAGGCTTTGTTATCTAATGTTAATATATTCATTTCTTTCCTTTATTTTTGCCAATCTATTTTTTCAATAGTGAATGGATATTCTGCTTCTTTGTAAAACTTTTTACGTGATGTTAAATGTCTCTTTGCATATTTGCATGTAGACGTAACGTCCCATATCTGTACAAAGTCCTTGTCTTGTGCCTTTCTTATGCCTCTGCCAATTGATTGAATTACTCGGACAAAACTCTTGCCTGGCTCGAGTAAAATTAAATTAAAGATACGCGGTATGTTAATACCAACAGCCGCAACTCCATATGTTGCAATAATAACTTTGTTTGTACCTTCTTTAATTTCATCATATGCATCTTTTCTATCTGCAAGTTTAACATCGCCTTTGACGAACACTGCATCTGGAACGAGATCCAATAGTTTTTCTCCTGCTGATATCCTATCAACAAGTATTAGTGTATTACCTGATTGTGAAACAGATTTTACTAACTTGCCAATATATTCTAAACGACTTTCGTTTGTTGTTAGATACTTCAGTTCACTTTGATAATCTCTGTGTACTTGTGTGTCAATCATTTGTAATATGTTAACATGACACTTACTCAATACACCTTTGTCTTGTAATTCTTTTGCACTGATGTTTCCTATTACAGGACCTAAACTTGCAAGTATGCTTTGAAACTCAAATTGTTCCTTAGGTATAGTTCCTGTTAGTCCCCAACGTATAGGTGCATTCTTTAAATTTTGTGTTAGTAGTTTCTTAAGTACATCTGCTTTTGCTTGGTGTACTTCGTCAATGATAATAGTTTTTACGTCATCTAAAAACTCTGCAAGACTTAAAACACTTTGTCCGTCTTTGTTACGTTTGTCAAGTATGTTTAAACTTTGCCAAGTACAAATAGTATGTGTTCTACCTAATTCTTTTCTATCACCAAAGTATACACCTACATCAAGTCCACAGTTAACATAGTCTTCTTCTGTTTGTGTAACAAGTGATTTGTTAGGAACAATAACCAACGTCCGACCAAGTTTCTCTGTAATGTGTGATAGACATGCAGTAATGATTGTCTTACCTGCACCAGTTGCAACTTCTTGTAATGCTTGTGGATTCTCTAAGAAGTTATTAATTGTTTCTACCTGATAGTCACGTAATACAATAGGCTCACCTTCAAGTTGATGTCCTTTAGGCCAACTACGTGCCGCGAAATAGTTTTCATCAATCTTACTAAATTTTAAATTGTGTGTTTCTCTGTTGTCTACAATCTCTGCAACTTCAACACCTTGCTCATTCAATACCTTTAACACAACATCAAGATGATTAATGTAGCCACTACCACCTAAACCAAAGAAGCCTACAGTGCCGTCCCATCTACCAAGTTTGTACTGTGGCAAGTAACGTGCATACGGAACTTGAAACTTTAGTTTGTTTGCAATCTTTCTACGAACGTCAACAGATAAGTTTTCAACCTTAAAGTTTACTTCGTCATGTATTACTATTCTGCAACTGCTCATATGGCTTGTATTCCTGTCGTGTATGTGTTATCTTTGTGCCTTGTGTATCTTGAGATAATGCTATCTTCTGCTGTCCAAAATATTTTCAAATCAAATCTTTCTACGTATTCTCTTGCAACATTGTGAGATCCTCTTGAATTGCCAAGCACAAGTACACTTACTGGATCAAAGTCAGACTTTAAAATAGGTTTTGTTATTTTCTTTCGATTAGCAACAACAAGTCTTGTTGAATTGCTTATACTATTATTTAATGCCTTGTCCCTGACGAATTGGTTAAATTCACCATTGTTCTTATTGTCCAATCTAAACATAACGGATATATCTTGATTATGTAAGAAACCTTTAGTTGCATGATATAACATGCTTAATTGATCTGTTGCTGATTCAGGCTCCAACAATACAATACAAGGGAACCTGTTTAGTTCGTGTAGGCTTTCAAGCACATGATCCAATGACCATTCATTTGAATTAACAACAACTGAACTATTCTTTCTTTCTAAAATTTTGTGCGTAAGTGTTGAAACTTGTGGACACGAAAAGTCTGGAAAATGATGTAAGCCATACAAGTAACGCTTGTCCCAAAGTTCAAGCATATTCTCATCTGGATTAGGATACCTATCAGATAACTTTTGAATTAATATTTCATTCATGTTCTTAAATTGATTCTCATATATGCCTGGAACAATATTATCCTTGTTCATATCAAACTGTACAAGTTCGTCATAGTATTCTTGTACGTCCTTATCAATTTCAAAATCTTCTTTAAATTTATATGCAACAGTGCATACTTTGTAAATGTTTTGTTCGTTTGCTTCAAAGTGATGTGTATGCTTTTCGTAGTAGTACGTGTCGTCATTATCCTTTTTTAGATCTTGTACGTGTTCAATTACATCATTACTAAAAGGAAATCTTATGCTTACATAATCTAACTTATTCTTTTGTGTAAACTTAACCCAATGACTTTTGTCTACTTGTCTGTAAGGTTCTCTAATACTGTCTACGTGTTTGGTAACATCAATATTTTGATTAGCAAACTGCTCTGTGTAATATTCAAGAATTAACTTTTTAACAAGTTCGTGTTGCTTTTCGGTTAATGCAGATCCTTTGAATACCTGACGTGCAATGCTTGATAAGACTTTTGAGTTGTCAGGATGTAATTGAAAGCATTTATCTTTCCAATGCTTACCTGGCAAGACTGTTAATCCTGCAAGTGCTTCTAATAAATCTTCAACTTTGTATTCGTGGTTCATCTGTGATTCCTATACTATAAAACTTATTATACAGGATTATAGTAAAGAAGTCAAGTGTTTTATTGGGGTTCCTTGAGATATTTCCGGCACACTCCATTCCGTGTATGCCAAATTGTTAAGCCATTGTTCTCTATCAGGCATTAACGGATTGTTAATGTTGGTCAAACTTTTCATGCTCATGTCCCATGCAAGACTGCTTTGACCCGTGAATACAGGAATACCATTCATGACTGCCTGTGTTGCAGGATTGCTTGACCAATTTATTAAAGCATATACATCTTCAAACTGTAAGTCAAAATCATCATAGGTGCCTGGTATTTGTTTTGGTGTTTGTACTTCTATGCCTGGTATTTTAATTTTGCAACGTGGGTGAGGTCGAACAACTATTTCTCTGTCCGTCCACATCTGAACGCCTCGTATCATGTCAGACACGAACTGTTGTATTGGTGGCATGCCTTCCCATTGTTGACTCTTGTCATGCTGAGTACAAATTACAATCTTACTGCCGTCAGTGTTCCAAGGTTTAAGTTTTAGTCCTAACTGTTCAGCACGATCACTTTTGTTATTACCATCTGGAAATACAGCATCTCCGTTTATACCATCAATACCAACCTTCCAAGTAGTGCCTCTAAACAATGCTCCTACTTCAAGTACAATAACTTTTTTATTTTGTTTTTTGAAATGATCCCAAACGTTTTTGTTTGCTGACATTCTGCCGTGCCATAACACACTCCATATAACGGCAACGTCTGCATCTAAGTTGTTATATGTAACTTCGTGTCCTAATGTGCTTACACCTTGTGCGAATGCTTCAAAGACAGGCTTTGAATTTAATGCACCATTGTGTGTAAACAGACTAAACTTCACCTTGCATCTTTCCAGTATTCTTCGTGACGCTTTCTAAATAAATCTTGAAGTTTACTTTTGCCTACTTCTTTACGAGCACCTTTGAGATGATCAAAGTATGCACCAAGTTCTGTGTTAATCAAAGGATGTCCTTCGCCTTTAACAAGATGTCCACTAAGGTCTGTGATGTTAGGGTGTTGTAATCTAATCTTCTTTAACACTTCATCAAATACATAACTGTCATGCCATTCTTCCATTTTGAAAATGCCGTTGTCTGCATCTTCATAGACACGTTCAAACTCTTTAAGAAAATCAATAGCACCTTGTTGTTTGATATACAATGCATAAAATCCACACTCAGGCCATTTTCTACCACGTCCTAAATATGCTAACCAGTTTTGTTCTGGAAAGAAACTTACAAGTCTATCTTGTGTAATAGGACTATGACAAACTGTATCTCCGTCAATCCATATTACTAAATCGTATTCTGTTTTGGTACATGCGTCATATACTGCATACACTTTGTTTGCAAATCTAATAGCGTCCCACTTAAACTTCTTGTGCCAATCACGTGGACGTCTTGCTTTTATCTCTGGTGGACATATACCGTTTGCTTTAGGTTCGTCTTTCCACTTTGCCTTAAACGCATTTAACTTTGGTAACACTGCTTTAGCATCTACAATCTGTATTCTTGTAGGTTGAGGATTAGTAGGTGTACAATCTTCTGTGTACACAATTAGATCAATCTGTTCGTCTACGTTTTGTGCAAACGTATCGATCATACGTTGACCGTACTGTTCTAATCCTGCTTGATGAAATGTTGTTAGTGCAAGTACCTTCATGTGTACTGCCTCATGTGTCTCCAACAACTACCGTCCTTTAGTTCTTGTAGTGTCCAGTGACATTGTGCAAGTTTTTCAAGCCATGGACCTCTATCAAATTCATCTGGTGTTGCAAGATTTTTGAAATTATAATTAGCGACATCTTTTGCTTGACTACGTCCTGCATCTGTTAAGAAGATAGGAACACCTTCAATAGCGGCAATGATTGTTGGACTACTGTTATGTCCAACACACAGTCTTGCACCTTTCAAGTCTTCGAATATACTTTTGGTTCTACTAACAGTAACGTTCAAATCTCTTATCTGTGGCTCGTATGTATCTTTGTGTTTGTCGCCTGGATGAAAACGCACAACAATAGGTGCGTCAATGTTTTGTCTAATCTTTTCTACAGTTGCACGTAACCATTGCAGTACATTTTGTCCTTGCATACTCCAACCGCCATTTCTTTGACAAGCAATTAAAATATGTCCTTCATTTTGTATACGCCAAGGTTTTACATCAATGTTTAATGCATTTTTCATTTTCTGCCAACGCAGTTTATCAACATTCTCTGGACCGTTACAATATTCACCTGTGTTAGCAAAGATACCATCGTAACTATAACGCAAATAAGTTTTGCTGTTGTTTTTATCAAACGCAAGAAATAAATTACTGTCAACAATAATACAACGTTTGCCACGTCTTAATTGATTATCATAAACTTGTCTACGTAATTTTAAGTGTGGTGTGCTTTTACTGTTAGCATGAACAAAGCCTTGTATAACTGCAACGTCTGTGTCCATAGGATGATATGTGTTAATAATTAGTCCTCGGTCACCAATAAGATTTACACCTTCAATAAAATTTTTAAGCAGTGCTGGCTTTTCCGGATTTGAATTTCCTGGCGGAATTACTTTCATGTATGATGCTACTGTTAACACAATCCGTACTCCTCTATAATTGCTAATGCCGTTCCGTCTTCTAACTCCCTTGTGTTAAAATTACAGTATGCTAACCAGTTTTGCCAAGCAACAACTTTGTCAGGATCTGGTCTATATGGATTTTCAATGTCTGAAATATTTTTTGTACACAATGCATCAGCGGCGCCTGGTGCTGTAGCAATAGCAGGTATTCCTGAACTAATTGCTTCTGTTGCCGCAATACTATTGTAAGTTACAAGTGCATAAATTTTTTCACGATCAATTTGAGCAGGCACACTATTATCACCTACACGTAATACTCTTCCTACTTTATCACGTACAATAATTTCTCTGTCTGTATGTTTTTTTAATTCTGCCATAGTTTCAGTTAACCATTGATCTCTGGTTATACCATAATACATACAAGGTTTTTCTGATGGCGTTACAACAAGAATAGGACCATTATGATTTTTCCAACCTCTAAATCTTAACTTGTCAATTGCTCCTGGCAATCTAATAAATCTATCTTTTGGCAAGTCCCACCTTGGACTAAAATGCTGTACATCATTCTTTACAACTCTATGCCAGTCTTTGCGTTTCTGTAAGTTGCCCATATACCCAGTGTCAATATAATAGAAAGTTCTGTTTTGTTCTGTAGCCACTTTCATAACTTTACGCTCAGTAAGACCTCTTACTATAACAGGAGTATGTGGATGATCTGTATCTTTTTGTAATTCTTTTAAACTTGTAGGTATAGTTTTTTCAAAACAATTTGTTAATAGTTTAGAAATAGCATCACTACTATCTGCTACAAAACATTCGGGGTATTTTTTATACATTTGTATACATCATGTCTGTTAAAAACTTTTTCCAAACACCGTGGTATGAACAATGTCTGTAATTCTCAAACCAAGGACCGCCTTCTGTATAGTGCAGTGCCTTTGGGGTTCCGTCTTCAGGTTCTTGGTACCAATCAACAAGCCAGTTCCATTCGTGACTAATTTGTCCTACTTCCTCGTCCTTGAGCCAACTAAATCTATGAAAGTATTTTCCATCGAAGTTAGGATTGTTTACACTGTCAATTGTTACTGCTTGGTTACTTGGATGTCCGCAGTTCCATAGCACAACACTTGACCAGTTCTTACGTGGATATTGAGTTTGTACTTGTCCGTCCATCTTTGTTCCAGGCTTAGGTGTGTAATCATGTTGGGCACACATAACAGCATACTTGTCGTCTGCAAGATCAAATAAATTTTTTACATTCTCTGTAAACACAATGTCGCTGTCAATAAACAATGCCCAGCCTTCGTAATTCATTAAGTGTGGAATAAGAAAACGTGTAAACGTAAATTCTGTACTTGCAAGTTTATCTTCGCCTCTCCAATACAACTTATCATTTCTTAATTCGTTTTGTTTCAACGGAATCACTTCTGCTGTTGGGCATTGTGATTCAATGCTGTGCTTACAAACTTGATAAGCAATATCTTCTCTTGTATCGTAACCTACAAAAATTTTCATTTTACCTTCTTTCTATGTCTTCTTCAATACACTTGTCGCCAAACTGTACTTCTAATATATGACAGTGTTCTTCTGTATTGTTGATTCCTTTGTGCCAAACATTTTTATCTATTGTGTATGAACGGTTAGCATCTAATTCTCTTGACTCTAATCTACTTTCCCATTCTGTTTCAATAACACACTTACCTTTCAACACATACCAGTTCTCACTGCGATGTTTATGTCGTTGCATTGACAAACTATTGCCAGGCTCTATTACAAGTTCTTTAACCTTGTAACCTTGCTGTTCATCAAGCACTCTATACCAACCCCAACTACGTTTTGTCTTTGGGTATTTGTAATTCTCTAAAATCCAACTACTTGAATTTATCTTGTCTGTACCGCCAACACCAAATGCAAATTCTACGTTAGGATAATCTCCGTAAATTTTGCTCTCAGGTGTCGTTAAATCTGTCCTGTCACCACCATTAGCAAAAACATAGTTACAGCCTGCTGTTGTTGCCATTAGTTTATATATTGCACCACATGCTGTACCATCGCTGTCATCAAAACTTAATACGTTGTCAACACATTCAAGTTCACGTATGATAGCAAGGCGTTCTGCAAATGGCATGAAAGGTTGACCCTTCTTTGCTGTCAACCACTCATCACTGTTTAGTCCAACAACCAGTTTGTCACCAAGTTTCTTTGCCGCTTTAAAGTACGCCAAATGACCTGAGTGGAGTGGATCAAAGCCACCTGTGACAAGAACATGCTTCATAGTTGTATTTAATTTAGTGCCAGATAACATTGTTTATTCCTGGTTGCTCAATAAGTAATTACATGGACACATTGAATTTATTTGTTAATAGTATCAGCAGAGTTACGTTTTCAAAACACAAAGATATCAAAAAATTATTTGGTAGAGTTGTTGAAGACTACCAAAAGCAAACCAACAATGTTAATATACAGCATATTAATACTTGGCAAAGCAAGGATAACTTTCACACTAATAACGCCTTCAAACACATCAGCGAAAGTGATGATGTTAAGGGTTTTGTTAAGTCTATTACTGAAAAATTTGAAGTTAAACAAGGACAGCATATTGCTATCACCAGAGCACACATTCAAACAGTATTGCCAGGTGGTTGCTTAACTAAAACAAAAAACACAAATAGTTTTTATTCAGGTATGTACTTTGTAACCAGCGATCCAAAAAGTGGCGGACTTGTAATTGACAATCCTGTAAGTGAATATTACTTCAGTAAGATTCCAGTTGAAAATAAAAACGCATACAATAGTTGGCAAACGTATTTGCCAATGCCAGAAGGCGAGATGTATTTTATTCCAGGATATTTAGATGTTAGTACTACACCTAACTTGAGTAAAACTAATTTGGATATTATTACTTTTGATCTCGAAATAATCAAAAAATGACAAACGAAGAAGTTCTAACACTAATCGAGAACTCAAATCAAAATAAGTTTAGCAATGTATTATTGTTACCCTTAGGAGATGATATGTTAGACAAGCATATAGAACAATGGTTATTGGAACGTGTAAACGTGGTTAAAATGCCCGTGTATACCCCTGAATCATTAGAGTATGCTGTTGCCCGTGTAGACTATGCTTTGTGTACTGTAGGGCCCTTAAAATGCGTCTTAGACGCCAGTATACCTATGTTTATCAACATGCATGATACTGAGTTTGACATAGTAAATAAAGATAATAGATTTGTGTTTGATCCATTTAGAAATGAAGACAAGACCAAAATTGATTACACATCTGTATTAGATTTAGCAACCAAATGTATAAAGAAAGACTTGGATAAACACTGGATACCATATTATGAAATGTAGTGCATTTTGGAATCACACCAATATAAGAAGTGGCAATAGAGTCTATCCTTGTTGTAGATTCAAACGTTCTATTGCTACATTTGATGGCGACATTGACAACGTATTACATAGTACAGCCTATCAAGATCTACGTGAACAAAGTGCTAAAGGCGAATTTATTAAAGGCTGTGAAAAGTGTTTCTATGAAGAAAAGATAGGGCACAAAAGTTTACGTGAAGAATTTAATGAAAAATATTCAATGGATAAAGTTGAACTAAAGTTTCTTGAAATTGGGTTTGACAACTTGTGTAATTTAACTTGTGATGGTTGTAATTCAGAGTTTAGTACAAGTTGGATTGTAAAAGAAAAAGAAATTTACGGAGCACCTAAACACAAGTTAATGGAGATTGATGACGTTACAAACGTACCAGACTCGCTTGAAAAGATATTGTTTCTTGGAGGCGAACCGTTAATTACTAATAGGCATTTGAAACTTCTACGTCAAATAAAAAACAAAAGTCATGTTGAAATCATATACAACACTAACGGAACGTTTATACCTAATGATGAAGTTGTTGAAGAACTAAGGCACTATAAGAAAGTAACTTTTATCTTAAGCATTGATGGTATAGGTGAACTTGGAGAACGTGTACGTGGCGGAACTAAATGGCCTGACGTTGTTAAATTTATTGATTGGGTTCACGACAATATGTACACATTAGAATTTAATTCTGTGCTACACAAAAACAACTACATGGGTCTAAAAGACTTACATGACTTCTGTACAAGATTTACAAACACACGTTGGTACATTAACGTACTAACATTCCCTTTTGATTTAGATATCAATGTCCTTGATGCTGATGCTAAGAATAGTATTATTAGTGATGCACGAAGATTAAACTTACCTAACAAAGATTTTATTATTAATCATTTACAAAAGAATTAATCTTATGTAATAATTCAACAGGCTGTTTTTGTTGAAACAAATTAAGATAATGTTCTCTATTATATTCTAATATAGTTGTAAGTTCGTTGTACATGTCTTGTAGTTCATGTATATTATAACTGTTTAGTTTATCAACTTCGCCCATTGCCATTGCAAGTCTTGTTGAAGGATCTTCTTCGTTGTCATATGATTCATCTATAATTTGACTAAAGGTCATAAAGCCAAGTTCACGCAATAGTGCTAACGTTCCTTTCAAACCAACAACAATAAACGGGTGCTTATACAAGAAACACTTCAATGCTTTTTCTGTAAATGCTTGTCTATTATTATCCCAAAAGTCTCCTTCAGTAACAATACTAAAATAACTTTCTTTGTAATAATCATCTGCACTTGGCAAACTTCTTGACATTGATTTATATGTAACTTCGTTCAAGTCTAACTCTACAGGCAAGTTGTCTTGTAATAATGTTACAAATTCTTTTGGCAAATTAGTATCTAATAAACTTTTGTCAAGATACTTTCTATGTTCTTGTTGTGTGCTATTGCCGTTGAATACATGTTCGTATGCACCAAGTGGACAACTTAGGTATGTATGTTTAGCAATATCATTCTTTAACAAATGATGTGTTACTTGTAGTCTATGCATACGTTCTTGCCTATTCAAACACAAGAACTTTTTCTTACGTAAGTTACTGTTACCATTCCAGTCTTTGTTAAGATGATTGCGTATATCAATGCCGTCATATCTATCAAGATGTAATTGTACATTAAAATATATTTTGTTCTTTGTGTTAAGAAGTTTGTTGTTTGTTAGTATTACCCAGTCAACAATATAAGGATTGTCCTGTACAGTTTTTTCTACCAACGCAAGAAATGCATCGTCTGTAAGCCCCTCGTATGAGTCATCGATAACAAGAAAGGTCGGTATTTTATACGTTTTAAAAAAGTTAGTAAATGTTTCAAATGTGTAATCATTGTCTCCTACATATTCAAAGAATACTACAAGTTTATCTTGATTCTCAAGTACCTTATCATTATGTCCTTCAAATTCAATAATACCTTCGAAGTTCTCGATAAACGTACCAAGGCTTCTGGAATTACTATCCATTGTTATTAAAGGTATTTTCTTCATAGTAATTTTACATTCTTAACCACTGCTTCGTCTTGTGGTTTTAGTTTTGGATTAGCAGGACACATTGCACAAATGCTGTGTGGTTTGAAAATGTTTTTAACAAATTCTTCAAGTTCACTTTCTTGTACATCAATGTTAAGTCCTTCGTAATCTACATATGGTTTCCAATCAACATCATCTATTTGTCCTGCTTTGCTCAAGTATGTACGCACCATACTAATAGGAGGACACTTGTATAACTGTCCTTTGTATATTATAGGATATATGTTTACACCACATGCTTTATAACTTGCTTCAGGATCTTTGTCAGTCCAAGGCTTTAGTTTGCCGTTGATCGTTTGTCTATAATCATACCAGCCACCTTCTGTAGGATCAGTAACTTCTACTTCAACATCATCTTGCTTGTGTGCAATATCACTAACCATACTCCAGTTGCCTTTGCTGTAAAAAGCATTCCATAAATTAGTTTCAATAAGTTCTCTAACCTTAGGATTTTTATTATGTAAACTACAACTAATTTTTGCTCTGCCTATTTTCTTAAGGACCTTTAGTATGTCTGGACGCTTAGGTAATAAGAATCCGTTAGTATAAACTTCTATAACTGCATGATCAAATATGCGTCTTGCTTCTTTTAGTATATCGTATATGCGTGGGTGTAACAAAGGTTCACCACCAATGATAGTAACATGGTCTGGGTCAAGTCTTTTACCCCATGCTTCCATGTTCTTAATAATGTCTTCAAATGATTCTACGAAAGGTAAGTTGTGATCAATAAACCTATCGCAACCTGGACACGCCAGATCACAACTTGTCGTAATCATGTATTCAAGATTTGGTATATGATAACCGCGTTTACTCAAAGTAACTTTCCAATGTGCCTTTACGTTTCGTATCTAAAGTAACACAATGGAAGCCACCACTCAATGTACGTGCTTGACGCATAGGTAATGCTATACTTTCAATTCCCCATTTATCTAATTCTTTACGCAGGTCTTCTTGATTCTCATCACAAATTACAAGTTTTTCATTAACACTCATAAAGTTCAAACCAATATATTTACTGCATGGCGAAACGTTGTTAGGCAAGTTAGTGCCGATGTCATGCACCTTATCACCTGGGAAGAAAATCTTATCCCAGTTTTTAAAGATAGGTGGATACCAGTCAGGATTAATTCTATCTCCGTTAAACAATACAAGTCCAGGACGTAATGGAATTACTGTACTGTCAAAGTGTGAATAACTATAAAATTTTTCAGCAAGATGAATTTTATATCCTAAAGGTTCAAGGATAGTTTTTAACCACTGTCCTCCTAATAGTGTACCACTGTTGCTAACTTGATAGATTAAATCCTTACCAAGTCTTACTACGTTGGGTGCATCAAATACAATTTCTTTGTTAACAAGTGTAGGAATACTTAGGTCCTCAAGTTGATAACTTTCATCAAGCAGTCTTGGACGAGGCGCACTAATCCATTGTGAACCGCCTGCCATTGCTTCATATAAAAATTCTCTGTATGCTGTTGTTTCGTATTGTCTTGCTCTCATTGCACCTGGACAATCAATAATAAGATTGTTAAGTGGCAATAATAAATCTCGTGGACAGTATGTGTACCAACCTGTAGTTTTCCAATCTGGAGAACCAAATTCTACGCTGTGATCAATTGACTCTGGACGTCTAACTTTAACTCCAAGGTTAGTTAAAAGTTTGGCAAGGCCATCAAGGTCCTCATTTGCTTCGTCAATTACCCACTCAGGACTTGGTCCTTCTAAGTCTTTGATGTGTTCATATTTGCAATCTGCAAATCCAAAACTGTGCGTTGATTTATCTACTGTTGGTATTCTTGCATGATCGGCGATACCCACAAAACATTCTTCTAATGGATCCCAATCATTGTGACTGCTTACTACTGTCATATTAATCTCCTTGGTTAGTATTCATATTTAAATGGCTGATATGAGATTAAGTGCCAGAACTGGTATTGACTATTTCGCCTATTAGTTCGCTAATACACACTCTATTGACGTCACTGCCTCTGTTAAAATCTTTGTATTTGTCACCGCCGATTCCAAACATAATACAGTCTGTTGGTAATAAGTCCTTGTCCTCTATAACCTTATTATAAAATGGTGCATACTGTTGCCAGTTCCAATCAACTGAAAACATTTGTATTAAACTATTTGCAATGCTTATATCAATTCTGTTATTCATTTCTACAGAATTAAACACATCAATGCCGTCATCTGTATCTACACGTTCACAACGCACACCTACACGTAAAAATTCAGCACCATAAAATGCTTTACTAATACTAAATGTAATAGTTTCTACACACTTCCATTGTGCTAAATTTACATTAATATTCTTTGTACAAGGATAATATGCAAAGTCAAGTAGCACAGGAATGCCTAAAGCATTACAGTTATGTAAGTAATATTCAAGGTCAACATGCTGTCTACCATAGTCGCTGAAAGGAACACTTGTAATAAAAACATCGTCCCATTCAAGTGGTGCGTCTTCAAGGTATTCCCAATCACAACCATGTTTCAAACATGCACTGTGATACATAAATTCACCTTTGTGAAATCTAAAACGTTTGTTCTTGTGTCTAAAATAAAAATGATCAAAGGCTTGTACAGTACCACAAACTAATTTTTGACTTGGAAATAAATCAAGTCCTGTTAGTTTATTGTTACCGCTATCGCTAATCCATTTCATAAATGTTTTGATAAACGTAGATGGTAATTCTTCGTTGTACAAATCATTTACAGGATTTAATTCTGTAATAAACTTTTTAATTGCATTATCTGTTACAGGTTTAGCGCCTCTTAAATTCATTCTTTACTCCAGTTACTTGCATAGTGTACTTAGGTCTCATTCCGCTATTAGCACTTAAATGCGGCTCATCTTTTTGAATAATAATTGCATCACCACGTTTCCATTTAGTGATAGGTGTATTGTTTATTTCAAAATAATGTCCACTCTGCCAGTCTTCTAAAAATATATTAATACGACAACATTCGTCAGGATCAACTCCGTAGTTTTTTGATATCATATAAAATGTATCAACGTGTTCTGGTAATACTTGTCCTGGTGCTTGTTGCATTACTGCGACAGTACATCTGTCAAATAACGACTTACCAAAATTAATAAAATCTTCATTATCTGGAAATGCTTGTTTGTACTGTGTGTTGTCTTTTGTATAACCTGCAAGATGATATTTTTTATTTTGTGATTCAAATGCAGTTGCTCTGCCTTGATCACTTACGTTATCTTTATCATCATAAAGAAGTTTTTTGTAATTAAGTTCTGGTATATCTAATGTTATTTGGTCCATGGTTTGTCGTATGCTACTTTCTCTTTGTCATCAAACCAATACAAACTTCTGTGTGGAGGATGTTTAGAGTCATGCTCTGCGTTACTAACATAATAGAACAAACGCAATGCTTTTCTACTTGTACCTTCTGGGTTTGTCATTGGCTCAGGGTAACCGTGAAATGCAAAGTTATCATAACTCCATATAACGGCATTACCTGCACCTACAGGAACTTTGCTATGTACAGTTTCTCTTTTTCTATCATAAAACTGTAACTGTCCACCCCAATCTTGATCCCAATCTTCATTAAGATAGATTACTAAACTTACCATGCGGTGTAATCTAAGTTGTTCATTCCAATTGAAATCGCTGTGTACTTTTAAACTATCACCTGTTAATGACTTACAATATCCTGCACCTATAAGATGAGGATCAGGTATTAGATCAACTGTGTCAGTAACGTCTTGTAACCATTTGATAAACTTTCCACTGTGTAATGCATGTATAACTGCATCTTGTACAGGCGTCTTATCAACGTTATTATATTCATACATACATGAACCTGCTCTTGTAAAATGCTTACAGTCTTCAAGTGGAACTTCTTCCAACTCTTTAGCCATTGCTTTTACAAGTTCGTTTGGAACAAGGTTGTCAATAGTTAATAAACTATAACTTGGGTGACTACGATACTTTTGTTGTAGTTCGTATGTGTTTGAAAAATTCTTTTCAATATGATCTAAAAGTTGCTGTTTCATACAAGTATTTAAACAAGGTCAGTAAAACGAGGTTCTTGTTTTGGTCCGCGATCAATAGTTCTCTTAGGCCAGTTGTGTCTATAAGAACTTTTATAATGTGTAATTTTTGCATGTAGTTGTGGTTTCTTAAAACGCCAATTATTATAAATTTTACAATCAAATAATTTAAATCGTGTGTTTTGTATTGTTACAATTTCGTTGGTCCAATTTGTAGGCAAGTTACCTCTAAGAAAATAATTCATTTCTCTTTGATCACTTCTTCCTTGTTTTGTACCGTCTATCTTATTCATACGTTGACACCATATGTCTACAAATTTTAATGTTGATTCTGTTTTTCTAAAGAACATTACACCTGCATTAATAGGTTGATCATTAAAAAACTTTACACCTCTTACAGTTACACCGATATCATAACTACCTCTATCTTGAATACCATGCAAACTTTGCCAAAGGATTGTATCAGCGTCCATCCAAACTACATACTCTCCTGCATTAACTTTGCTGAGAGCATCTTTGACCATAAAAGGTTTACTTGGAATTTTTCTGCCTGCGTCTTCGTATACTTCACCAACAAAAGGTTCGCCATATCCTAATTCACCTAAATCATACACATGATATTTTTGTCTTAGATCAACAAGTGAACGTACTAATACATCACACATATTCTTAAATTTTTTATTTGCGGCAGTTATTACTAATATATCATTCATTTTCTAATACCGTTAGTTTTTTGTAATTAAACAATTTACATTTATACCCTGTTAGTAAAGGTTGCACAGTTCTATTGTCTTCAATAAAATATACAAACTGTTTTGACAAGTGCGGCATAAGTGTATCTAATGTATTTGTAATACTACTATCACTATGATGTCCATCATCAATTGCAATGTCTATTGTTCTACCTTTTAGAATTTCGTTAATTTTTTCTTGATTATCTGCAAATTGATCGTACTCATAAAGTTCAGGTGCCTTATGTTGAAATGCTCCTTTGTCTTTTAAGAATTGTAAATTATTTTGTGTATGACTTACGTCAATATCTAATCCAATAATATCTGCATTAGGAAACAATTGACTCCATATTGCTAATCCTGTGCCTTTCAATATACCACATTCTACAATAGTTTTTATGTTAGTACGGTCCATTAAATGTTTACTATAGTAAGTTGCATATCCATGACGGGTCATACGATCACCACCTGACATACCTGCAGGATTTAATTTTGTTTTAGGTGCAAGTGGACTTACTTTGTTACGTGGCACAGTGTTATGATAGCCACCAAAGTTTTCTTCCATCTGTTGCAACCATTGTACTGATCCTGCTATCATGCTACTACTGGTTCTTTCGTTGTTGTTAAGTCTATGTTTAGCATCTCACCAAACTTTAAATTATCTTTTGTTTTATAACACCCACCGCCTGGCCAAAATGTTAGTTCACCTAATTTAGGTTGTTGCTCCCAATACAAATCTACTCTAATGTATTTCCATCTTGCAGAGATTTTTTCTGCTATCTTTTTCATTTCAAAAAAGTTTTCTAAGCCATCAAATGGTTCTTGTTCTACGTGTTTCATTGTGTGTACTAAATGCAATGATGTAGTTTTTCCATTAGGATCTAATATAGATTCTTTCTTTTTACCACCATGTCTATCCCAAGTCATAGTTACCCATTTTACTTCACCATGCACACAATTAAATTTATAGTCAACGCCTGTGCCTTCTAATTTAACTTCTTTAACTACGCCAGGTGTAATAAGTCTATATGCCCATTCGCCTTTGCCTTTTCCGTAAGGCTTAGATGCTTTTGCTTTACAAAATTCTTCTGCTTCTAATTCTTCTTGTTTGTTATTAGCAAAACGCACACCACCTGAGCCGTTGTTTGCTTTAATAACCATAGGGTATGTTGTTGTGTTAGGTATAATTAAATCATTGCCAAAGTCTTTAGAAATAAAATCTTTGACTGCTAATTTATCACAACAAGTAATTTGATCTTTGTCTTGATCGTAAATTTTTAACCAAGCAATTTTTTCGTTGAATGTTTTTGGATTATCTATGTTAGGCCAAGTACCTAACTTCTTTTTATGCCAGTGAGTTGCTTCGTGCTTAATGCTCATGATATAGTTCTCTAATGATATCAATTTTTTGTTGATATGCATTAAGACCTACAATATCTTCTTCAATAGTTTCCTCTGGAGCAAAGATGTAACAAGTTTTACTTTTTACTAAGATAGGATGGTATCTTAAATTATGGAAATAAGAAATCATTTCATTTACATCTTGATTAGGTTCAAACACTACCCACGGTCTAAACTTTTCTATTGTTTTCATTGCGCCTTGTATTACAGGCCATTCATAGCCTTGCACATCAATTTTTATTAAACTACATGACTCTAAATTTTCGTCATCTAATTTTTTTACTCTAATAGTATATGAATGTTTTTTCTTTTTATTTACAATGTGTGCATTACCACAGTTATCATCACTGTCTACAAATTCTGCTTCTGTGTTTTCGTTACCAAGACCATATTCACGTATATCACCTTCGCCTTGCATATTTTTATACAAGCATTCTAAATTACGTGGACTTGGTTCGTAACTAATAACTTTTTTAAATTTGTCTTTAAATGGATACGACCATATACCAATGTTTGCACCTACATCAATAAATGTTTTGAATTCTTTAATATTTTCTAAAATTTTGCTACGAACACGTTCTTCGTATGTTGGGTTATTTTGATCTTCGTTATCAGCAACATGACTTGTAATTTTTATTTCGTTATCAGGTACCCACCAACCGTTATCTAAGTGCTTCATATTGTAGCGTCTTCCATACCTGCTACACGTAACTTAACAATGTTAGTAATTTGCCATTGCTTCTGATCTAAGCCTTTAGTAATACCTAACCATTTGTTACGCATTAGTGCAAATTCATTAATGATCTTTTCCATATCAACTACATCTGCTTCACCGTCAACATACTTTTCTACATCACGACTTGACAATGCTCGTTGATAATTTTCAAGATACTTCTTAAAAAACGTACTACGTAATCTACGTAATTCGATGTTAAGATATTCTAATATTGCTTCAAGTTCTTGTAACTGATTAAAACGTTGTTCGACAAGGCCGGGCATTTCTGCCGCGGCCTTCTCAAGACTTCCAAATATACGGATTTCTTTTTTAGCCTGTAATAACTGATCGTTATAATAGTCTAACGCCTCAGGTATTTTACTAATATCTTTTGATATTTGGCTATACCACATAGTTAATCCCAATCGTCATCGTCAGCAGTCAATTCCTCATCAATATCAAGATAGTAGTTAATTGCCGCATCAAGATGATCATCTGTACCTAAACTCTCTTTAAGTGCTTCATCGGACACACCATAATCTGCAAGTAAGTCAACAAATCTTTCTGCTAACGTTTCTATTTGCTTTTTATCTGTGTGTTCTTTAAAAAGATTCCAGGTATCTACGATTTGTGAACTATCCATACTTAACTTACTCCTCTGTGACTGGTTCGATTGTTTCGGGTGCCTCTTCCTCTACATCAGTAATTACCTCTGACTGAACTTCACTGAACTCGTTCATGACTCTGTCAAGTAAAGGTCCGCCGGCTTCCCATGCTTTACGATATTCCTTAATTTCTTCTCCATCTTTGGATACAAATTTAAGTCTGTTACCGTCTTTCTTAAGCATATCTTTTTTCTCAAACAAATCAACAAGTCCACTGTAAGGATTCATTCCTGTTTCATATGGAATTTTAACTTGTACACCTTCGAACGGTTTTGCGTAACGTGTCTTCATTACTTTACAACCTGCTCTAATACCACGTACTTCGCTAATCTTATTACCTGCTTCATCTTCTTTTAGTTTCAATTTCTTCATTGCTACTACAATAGATGACGCATAGATAAATCCTTGTCCACCACTAATTTTATCATCAGGGTCAAACATATCTTGCGATGCATACGTATGGTTAGTACATACAAGTCCTACATTGTGTGAGCCAATCATGTTAACTGTGTTTCTTACAAGTGATGTAAGTGCCTTAGGTTTTCTACCCATGTCACCCTTCATATCACCTTTGTTAAACTGGTCAACATCAGTTGGTGTTAACAACATACCTAAACTATCAATTACAAATAATACTTTAGGACGTTCTTCTTCCGACATTTCTTTGTAATCTGCCATAAACGTTGACACTGTTTTAGCAACATCATCAATCATTGACATATTAAGTTTTAGTAGTTTGCTTTCGCTTGTATCAACATCAAGTGCTTGTAGCCAAGTTTCATCAAGTGCGTTCTCACTGTCAATTAGTACAACAAAGATACCTTGATCTTGTGCCGCCTTTACAATGTTACCTGCACAGATATAACTCTTACCTGCTCCTGACTCTCCTGCAAATACAGTTACCTTACCTAATGGAACACCTTTGTGGAAGTCGCCACTAATAAGATAATTTAAGGCATAGTTTCCTGTACTAATCCAATCAGTAGGATCGTTAAAACCACTACTCATGCCTGTGATCGATTTAGTCAAGTTTTTACGAAACTTGGAAACGTCAAATGCTTTATTAGCCATATTATCTCCTTATTCAGATAATGTGTGGGGTTGCCCCCACACACTGTACTGCTATATTAGTTTTGACGTGAACGGATCATTGCAAGAATGTCTTCCGCACTATTGTCTGCTTTAGGTTCTGCCGCTGGTGCAGTTTGTGCCACTGCCGCTGGAGCCGCCTCTGCTACTGGAGCCGGAGTTGCCTCAGGTGCCGGAGCAGTTGTTGCCGCTGGAGCAGTTGCTGGTGCTCTATTTTGTGGATCACCAGTTCTCGCCGCCATTCCCGCTGGACGGAAATATTGACCAAAACGTTCTGCGTCATATGCTTCACCATCTACAGATGCTTGGAACATTTCTTGCATTACTTTTACTTCAACCTCTGAAGGCTTCTTAGGTAAAAAGTCTGACAAGTTGTATAGACCATTCTTCTCAACGGCCGCAGTTTCAACTTCAGTTAAAGGACGCTCTCTACGTGCCCAGTTACTTGTAGAATAATCTGCATAACCACCTTTAGAAGTTTTTACGATTCTAAAGTCTACACCTGAAGTGTAATCAGTTGGCAGTTCTTCCATATCTGGATCCATTAACGCACTTTTAATAAGTTGGAAAATTTGTGGACCAATAATAAAACGTCTAATTGGATTTTCTGGAGTACCATCTTCAGCCAGTCCGTTTTCAGTTACAAAGCCTTGGAATACGTATGAACGTTTCTTCCAATACTTACGACCCATATCTTCTAAAGTAGGATCTTTAAACCAACCTCGAACTTCGTTTAAGATTGCACATGACTCACCATACATTTCCATGCAAGGGATTTGCACTTGTACTGGTCTTGAGTCAGTTTCGCCTTTTACACCTGCGAAAGGTAGTTTGATCATCAAACGTTCTTTCCAAAAGAAAGTGTTTGTGTCGTCCCCATCAGGTAAGAAACGGACAGTTGACTGTTCGCCTTCCTTTAAGTTCCAAAATGGGTAAATTGCGTTGTCGCCGCCGCTTGAAGAATTACCGCTTGTGCGTGATTCTTGTTCTTTCAGTTTAGCTCTTATTTCTGCTAATGTTGCCATTGTTAAGCCTCCTATATAATTTGCCTTTGGCTGTTATTGTATTGCCTTGATTGTGCAGTACTGTAAACAGTATAACACAAACTTACTTATAAAGTCAAGTGGAACTTTGTCAAAAAAGTGAATTAGTTATCCAAACCTGCTAAATGTTTGATTCTTTCCATCTCACCATCTTGGTTAGTAACTAACTTTTTCATAATGACTGCCGCAGGAGCAAGACTTTCGTCTCCATATTTTTTCTCACATGCTGTAAGTACTGCTGTTTCACCTTTTGGAAAATTGTTAGTTGTGTAATCAAAATGACCTTTGATGAATTCATCTAAGTCAAGTTCTTTCTTCTCACCTCTTTCTTCTGCGTCCCCATCTGCTTTTGATATTGAACCATCTGGACCAATTTTAACGTCCATGGTATCATCGTCAGTGGGTTCTTTTTCGGCCATCAGTTCATCTGCTGTCCAAAAATCTTCTACTTTAAGTCCTGCCATTTTGATAGCATCTTCAAGTGTGTGTTCTTCACCGTCTGGTGTTTTGAACTTATCACCTTTCTTCATGCCTGCCGCTTTTGCTTTTTGTACTGCTTGTGCAAATGCATTGCCTTCAAAAGTTGTTGACTCGTCTTGTATTAATTCTTTTTGATGTTTTTCAAGTTCTTCGATTGAATCAAAAGTACCTGTTTCCTTACCGTCTTTGTAAGAAATAAATTTACCATCTTTATGTTTTGCCGCAAGTCCGTATTTGTTCATGCCCATGCTTGATACTTCATTTGGACCTTGCTCATGTTTTGAATTAGCAACTACATCATCTAAGTGTGAAGCAAAGTCACCATGCATGTCCATGCTTTCATCTTCAACACCATTATAGTTGTCAAAGAATTCTGCGTCTCCATGTTTTTCAATAAACTCTTCTCTGCTTAGGTTTTCAGCATCATCTTCTAATGCTTTTTTAACTGCACCTTCTTTCATGCCATCTATTACATCTGATATTCTATGACAGTCATCTTCGTCTGGCATACCTTTATACATTTTAAATAAGTCATCTCTAAACTTTACAGTAATAGGAAAGTTTTCAGGTTGTTCATCTAATACATCCATACCAGGAAATTCTTTGTCTGGATTAGCCTCTACCCATTTGTTCCATTCACCTTCTTCAATGCTGTCCAATGGTACACCAGTGTTGGTCATGTATTGTATGTAACCATCTAACAATGAATCACCGTTACCACCTTCGTACTGTTTGTATCTATCTGCTAAAGCCAATATTTCTTCATCAGTAGGTTTTTCATCTTCACCTAAAAAGTTTTCTGGAGTAAGTACTTCTGGTTTAGTTCCTTCTTTAACAAGATTGTAAATGTAAGGAAATACACCTTTCAAGTCTTCGTTAAACTGACGAATAGTTAATTCATCAATCCAATTTGAACTTACATCTTCTGGTACTTCTTCCATTACTGTTTCTTGGAAGTTTGCCATTGCTTCTTTGTAATAACTATTTCTTTGTAACTTATGTACAGTTTCTTTTACAGAGTCAATTCTTTCATTAACGATGTCCATGTAACCAGCAAGACCCTCTGCCATTACACTTGATCTGTTCATGTAAGTTTTGAAAGTACGTAACTTAGAAAGTTCTTCGCTGAGTGAAACGATATGCTTTCCAAATGCATCGTACTGATTTCCGCCTTCGCTAACATGTTGTGCCATTGCTCTTGCACCATTTAAATGTTTGAAAGGATATTTGTATCTTTCGCCTTCTGGGCTCTCTACATATATGCTATGAATTCTTTGTGTTCTTCCTGCAGGATTTTCAAAATCAACTGCCTCATTATGTTTAACAATGATCTTTGCATTGCCAACATCTTGGAAACTTGTTTTAGAAGTTCCGTATAGTTTCGATTCACTCATTTGGTTTTCTCCGGGTCTGTTTTTTGAGAGGTAATCGTAATCTCTCTTGTCTAAGTTACTTTTAGTTATATCTCTTGTATCAAAATTCAGCATTCTCTTTTTAGCAAACTGTCGCATTTCTTTCATAAAAGCGTACCAGTTTTGCTTAATAGACTCTGTAGCATCTGTAAGCAAATCGTTGTTATAAAGCATAGTTAGACTTTTTTCATCTAACGTTACGTTAACTTTATTACCGTTGCTAAACTCAAAATCGAAGAAACGTGCTTTTTCAGGCACATTTGTAATGGTACTTGCTTCATCACCAATAGTAATCTTGGGATATCTACCTCTGATCTTGTTAAACAGTTCTTCTGCAATTTTTTCCAAGTTTATCATATTAATATTTATCCTAATAGACGCCTGTTACAAATATAGGCATAGGCGCCTCATATTCCTGATCTGCATCCAATTGTCTGAATGTATTGTACACTCTTGGATCCCAATCCTTTAAAACTTCCATCATGCGTATGTTCAATAGCACTGCACTTACAAGATCGTCAGTTTCACCTGGCTTTGCTTTGAAACTTGTGCCTGATGCTACATAGCCTTTCATTTCTGATATCAATGCTTTGCTGTTTATCTGCATTTTGTCATTCTCAACCATGTTCTTGAACTTAGAACAAGCACTGATTTTACTTCTATGTGTAGTGTTAAATCCTTTACGGAACTTTCTAATGTGTCCTTTACGTATTGGTTCACTTACAAATAGTCCTGGTATGTTTTCTTCGCCTACATCATTTACAACTAACAATGCCGCTTCACCAATAGTATTGTTTTCAATGCTCCAATAAATGTTGTTTGCATTTGGTGCTCTACATTCAGCATTGATATAATCTGCAATATCTTTTAAAACTCTAATTTGTCCTGGTATAGGTGTAGTATTGTGTCTCCACTCTGCAACTTGTTTGTAACTTGGTAATTCAAATACTTGTATCGCGGCATAGTCTCCACCTGTACCCATGCTTGGATCTAAACTAATACAATATGTTTGATCCCTTTCAAGTTTTTTGTACCAACGTGTCTGCCCCATATTCTCAACAGGTTCATTACCTTCAAGTCCTGCTAACTTAATACTATTAATAAGTGTTTCGTCAAATACTAAGAATTCACAACCATACTCACGTCTAAATCTTTCTTCTCCAATACGACCAATCTCTGCTTTTTTCCATGCTTCATCTCTGTCTGGATGTTCTTCCCACTTAACAGTAAAACCATGAAATCCGTTTATACCTACTTCGCTTTCATTACCATGTTCATCAAATTTGTTTTGACTTTCTTTCCATATAGTAGCAAAAGTATCTTCGTCTGAGTTAGGTGTGCTTGTAAGAATAGCACGACCACCTGTTGCAAGTGTAGGAGATATTGAAGTCCAAAATTCATCTGCAATAGTAGGTTGCACAAACGCAAACTCATCACAGTATAGTAATGATATGGACATACCACGTCCTGTGTTTCCTGTTGTAGTAGCACTTACAATTCTACTTCCGTTTTCAAATTCAATTGAACCTTTGTTGTAGTTTGTAACACCTGCTCTAATATGATCAGGACACATTTCGTAAACGTATCTAATACGTTGCATAATTTCTTGAGCACCTGTATACTTGTGTGCCGCAATAAGAATAGTTTGGTCTGGATGAAACATTGCGTACCAGGCAAGGTACACAGCCGCACAGGTTGTCTTACCTGTTTGTCTTGGTAACATATTAATATTAAATCTATGATTGTGATAACTGTGCATCAATCCTACTTGGTACTTGTAAGGATCAAATAACAATTTTCCTTTGACTGGATGTTGGATATATGCAAAGTTACTTGCGAAATGTAAGTAACCTTGATTATCATCAGTACAAAGCATCAGATCATTGATCTGTTCATTTGTATATGTTTCTCTTGTATTAGCCTTTTTGGTTAATACGCCATCTAAACTTTTATTTGCCATTGTATAGTATTTACTCAAAAAAATAGGACCCGAAGGTCCTATTTGAGTTTACTTGAGTAAAAGTAATTTTATATTATGTTGCTACTAATGTTGCCGCGTCAGTAACTAATGTACCGCTTGTATCAATGTTATTTGGTCCAACTGCTGTTACTGTGCTTGTTGGATAGTTTGCCGCTTTACCAATTAGTCTAATACGTGCTTGTAAGTCTGCCGCTGTTGCACTGTTATCACATACAACAGTCATTGTACCACTTGCATCGTTAGTAGTACTATAAATTAAAGGATTAATTTCTTTGCAAATTGCTTCTACGGTTTCGTCAATAGCATCGTCTTCTGCTCTTAAATCAACTGCTGTACCGTTTGCAATTTTTACTAAAATTTTAAAAGCGAATGCACCTGGGCTAAAAACATTTCCTGCTGTTGATAGTCCTGATCCGTGTACTCTTGTTATTCCTGCCATTTTCTATCTCCTTACATGCAACTTGATGCGTATAGTTTTTCAAGTTGTTTTGCTTCACAACCCATTTCAGTATATTTCTTCATGATGTCTGATTTAGACATACCATCGTCTTTGCATTTTTTCATTTCTTTACCGCTTGGTAATTGTACTTTTTTACCTTCGCCTTCTTCAATACTTTCTTTTTTAGCATCTTTATCTTTGATTGCTTTTTTCATTGGCTCTTTTTTGTCGCCATCTTTGTCCATATCTAAGAAGTCTGGTTTTGCTTTTGCTTCGGCAACATCTTCATCACAATGACAATCGCTTTCACACTGCCCGTGATCGTCATGTTCGTCACAACCACAATCATCACCTTCGCTCATAAACTCTGAAAGTTTAGCAGAAAGTTCTGCACGTAACTCATCTTCAAGTGCCATTGGATTATCTCCGCCTGCAACTTTTGGATAAGATTTTTTCTGTGCGCCATCGTGTCCTGTAGCAATGTCTTTTGTCATAAAGTTATGGTCTTGATATTTTTCATCTGGTGAATTATCATAGTCGCCACTTGCTTCAGTGTCAGTGTCATCACAAGCCATGTCGTCCATTGGCTTTGGTTCGTCACTTACAAGACTCATCATTGATTTCATGTCATCATGTGGATCCATTGGACCCATCATAGGTGCTTTAGGTTTGATTGCAGTTGGAATGTCTGCAATATCACTTGCACCTTCTTTGCCTTTTAAAGCATTCATTAATTTAATTACGTCTTCAGCATTATCGCCTGACATATTAATTGACGCCGACGCCGCTTCATTCATTGCTTCGTCCAACGCTACTATTTTTTTGTAAATTTCGTTTAATTTCATAATTAACTCCCTATTGGACTTTTGGTTCCGATATCAGCGGTTGCGTCCATCTGTTTTTTATCTGTAGCACCTTCTTCAGGTAACTCAATTGCTTTACCAGTAAATCTTTCTTTAGATGCAGTTTCTAACTCTTTAAGTAGGTCCATAACTCTGTTACTGCCTACATCTTTTTGAGCACTTTCACCACCCATATCTTCTTTAGTAAGTTTTGTTTCATATGGTGTATTTTGATCAACTTCTTGATATAACTCTTGAGGTTCGTTTGGATTACGTACTACTATGTGTGATTGCGGAATACCTAATTGGTAACCTAAGTACTCTTGTAACATTTCAGTGTGTGTAGGGTATGTTACTTCGCACTCGTAGTAAGTTACTTCTTCATTCTGCAATGCAGGAAAGTCCAATGGACGTTCTTGGATTGGTGTTTTCTTACCCGGCGTACAATTTTGTACACCAAATTTTCTTAGAGCAGTTTCTAACTTGTCTGCTATACCTGTGTTATCACCAGCAATACCAATTTTAAAAGGATAAACTTTACCATTGTATGCTTCTGTTAAATAATCGCTATATTTTTTCATAATTGTGTTTTCCCTACTAAACTATTTATCCATGTTCTTGAGTTTTTCTAACAAACTATTACGGTCTGTAACTACATATCCTTCGCCTGAAACAACGCCATCTGGTGAATCTCCACCATCTTTATCCTGTTTTTCCTTCTTAAGTTGTAGTTCAACCATTTTAAGTTTCTTGTCTAATTTTGCAACTTTAGCATCAAGGTTAGTTTTTAGCATATTACCTGCTACTTCAAACACCCTACCACTATACCTGCTTTCAACATTCATACCCAAGTCCATTAGATCTTCATATGCATTCATAGACTTCTCAGCAACTTCGTTTAGTTCCTTATCTGCTAATTCGCCTAAGCCTTTCACTTGTGGTAATGCCGCAGTAATTTTATCCATCTCAGCAATACTACGTTGAGTTTCTTCATGCTCTACAATAGCATGTTTCTTTTCTGCTTTAGCAGATTGTTCCTTGTCTTTCTGAACAATCTCTTTGCTGTCTGGCATATTAAGTAATTCTTCTAATTTCTTCATATTTTGGATTCCATTAAATGCTACTATTATTTAGCCTTTGCGTTGGCCAGAGTGGAACATATCCTTCTCTGTAACAACCCTAAAAAAGATGCCTTTATCCTTGCACCATGCCCTTGCGGCCTGCCATTTAGCCATGTTTAGTGCAACAGCCATTTGCTTTTGTTTATTTCTGCCTGCACTTTCCATAGTTGTTTGATTGTCTGGCTTAACTTCTATAACTTCTGCACGTTGTTTGCCATTCTTATCCATGTAACTAATAAAGAAGTCTGGTACATACACTGTTGCTTTTCCTGTAAAAGGATTTACATAAGGTATCTTTACTGCTTCACTTGCCCATTTGGCAACGTTAGGATTTTCATCGCAGAATTTCATAAATGCGAATTCCCAACTTGATCTATATAATGGTGTTTTGCGACCGATATACTTGTCTGGAAACTTTAAGTTGTAACGTCCTTGGGCGTACTTGGCCATGTTACACTCCTATGTTTCGTGCTTCAGTCCTGTTTTGTATGTCAACTACTCTGTAACCTAATGTACTAATTTTTTCTCTATTATAGTTTAGTACTTCTGTTACAACACTACTCAACTGAACACTGTCTGTTTTCTTTAGAGTATCAAGTAATTCAAAAACATTTACGTCATCAAGTTTTGCTTGTTGTAACATTACTGTTCCTACAGCAATGGCAGAAGTTTTTTCAAATCCTCTGCTTGTAAAAAATCCTATTACAGCATCAACTTGGTTAGTAGGAAAATTAATAAAGTCAGTAAAATACTGATTGTAAAATCTCTTTACATCATTTGCACTATCATCTTTTACTACTTTAGGTAGGTTACTCATTTTATGTCCTTACAATGTTAGGCAAGTTAGCAAGTGTTTTGCTATTTGCCGCTTCTTTATATGCCGAACTTGCACTGTCCCATGCGGCGTTAATCGCATTGACACTTGCATCACCCCCTGCGGCTAAATGATCTTTTTTGTGTGTTGTTGATTTAGATAAGTCTGCTAACTTGTCTGGATTGTCTTGAAGTTCTTTTGTAACGTCTGCAAGACTTGTACTCTGTACTGCTTTTTGTATTGCCGCCACAGCACTTACACCAGCAACTGCTGTTGCAACATCTTTTAGTGATCCACTGCCACTACCTTTAGGAAAAAATGTATTTGCAACTCCGCCAACATTTATTCCACCTACGTCTCCAATAGCACCTTTAATAATTCCAAAGCCTTCTTGTCTAATTCCGTCTTTAGATAAATCCTTAACATTTCTTGCAGTGTTGGCCGCTTTTAAAACTGTACCTAACAATGCTCCTGGTGACTTAAATGCATCGCCTGATGTAATATCTCCAAACACATCTGCCGCACCTGATGCAACACCACCAACACCAAATAGACTTGATGTTCCGCCTCCACCTAATGAAAGTGGACTTGGTGTTTTATCATAATGTTCTGTTGCAAAACCTTTTGGTGCTGTACCTTCTGACACTGCACCTCTTGTGTACCATACTGTTTCAAACTGAACACTCATTGTACTTTGTGCAACACCGCCACTATCTGTTTGATCCATTGTGTCATGTTGCCAACTATTAATAATAGGATTGACAAGTGTAAATGCTGTATAACGTTTACGTGACATTTGATATACAACAATGCTATCAAAGAAAGGATCTATGCTATCGTTATCAAAACCATATCTATATTTTGACTGTAGAGAGTTTTTATCAGCAAAAGTATTTGCTCTGTTGTATGCAGAAGCAGTCGTGTTAGGACTTCCTGCTGTATCAGTTGATGCATAGTTTCCATCTCTGAAATAATATCTGTAGTATGCTTCCCACATTGCAGTTGTAAGACCATAGTTGTCATCATGGAAAGTAAAATTACAAGGACTATAGTCTATGCGTTTTTGTAAAATTCTTTTTCTATTGTATTGATGTTTTACTTCTGTAGTAACATCAAACTTAGGCAAGTCAACACTCTTAACTAACATATTAATAGTGTTACTATGTTTCTCTGATAGTTGTGGAATAATTGAAGAAGACTTTCTATTAATGTTGAATGCAACATGATAAAGAAACTTATTCTTAGGTGCATACTTAAATGCATCATCTACATATAATCTTGAAGCATGTTGATAGTCTGCAAGATTACCTTTTGGACTTAATGCTCCAGATACTAAATTGTCAAGAAATGGGGTTAACTTATTTGCCATACTAATATTTATCTAAAAAATAAAGTGGGTATAGAATAAAAAAGGCGCACTCGGCGCCTTTTCTACGTTTATTTTAAAACTCTTAAACTTGATTATACTGCGCCACCGCCAGTAACAAGTGTGTTGATAGTTCTGCCTACAGCAGTACCAATACCTGTTCCTTGTGGTGTTTGTATCGCATTATCGTATCTAATACTTAATGCAACACTAACTACTTCTGATGTCGCGTATGCTAATTGATTGTAGTTTGCACTTTCTAAATAACAACCGTATAACTCAAATGTTTCAAGCACATTAACTGTGTTTGCACCGTTACCACCATCTAAAATTTCAATACGTGTAACGAATTTGTAGTCCGCGCCTGATGCCGCACCTGATTGTTCAAAGAAATCAAACTGTTTCTGCAACTGCTCGCCAACAAGTTTCTGAACGTTGTTACTTACATCTTCACGTAAGTTTAATGTAATTGGTTCCCAAGTATGTTTTCCTGCAAGGAATACTTTTGAGTTGTATACATCAAGTGTAATCTGTTCAAAAGTTACGTTAGGTCTTGTTACATCGACAACCTGTTTAGTTAACTCTGTAGTTGGTGTTGACACTCCAAAATTTTCCAGTGACACCCTGAAGCGGTACTGCAATTTTGGCATTAACAAACCTTGTGAACCTGCACTCGCGTTGCTGTCCAAAGGTACTGTTAGTCTTGAAAGTGATGAAATTGCCATTTATTTGCTCCTATTACTTTTATTTATCATATTATAGGCCCGCTATTTCTCCAGTGTTTTTAAGTCTTAATGGAATGTAAATAAACTCCACTGCTTTCACTGGTTCAATTGCAATGTCTACATAAAGTTCGTTTCTATCAATTCTTGATGGAGTGTTGTTACTTTCGTCACACACTACTAAGAAATCATATAACGCTCTTTGTCCTACAAGCTCAAGCATTAAACTATCTGCTTGTTGTTTGATCTCGTCTCTTGTGATCTTATCGTTAGGCTCAAAAATGTAAGGCTTCGCAAGTTTGTTTAACTGTCCACGTAAGTAAATTACTAAACGTGCAACGTTAATTCTATCTAAAGAACTTGCATTCTTCGCTCTTGTCTTTTGACCAAAGTTAACAAGACCTGCACCAGTTAAGAATGTTACTGGGTTAACCTTGTTACTGTACAATGTATCTCTTTGACCTTCGTTAAGAGCAACTGTTTTAAACTCGCCTTCGTTATCAATAAAGCCTGCACTTGAAGCGTTAGTAATTCCACCACGTCTTGTTCCTGCTGGAGCAAACCATGGGTAACTAACTTGATCACTTAATGCAATAGTTCTAAGTATACCATGTGATGCTGGAACAACTACGTTGTTACCTGCATTGTCACTTGTGAATAAACTTGGATAAAACACACCTAAGTATTCGTCACTTGTTACTAATCCATTGTCGTTATCTTCAACAGCACCGTTAACGTTTGTTGCCCAGTTATTAATTCCTGTGGCATCACTTGCTAATCTCATTGGAGAGTCACCAACAACAAATGCTGTTAAGCCTCTGTCATTGTTCAATGTAACCATTTCACCAATCAGCTCTGGATAACCAGGTGTTGCTAATAAGTTAAAGATTCTTGATTCGTTATCTCTAATGTCTTGGTTGCTGTTCATCATTGCCTGTAATGCTTGTACAACAACTTTACGCTGTGCCTTACGACCGAATGTACCTGAACCATCTGCTTGGTTAGCACTTTCAGTTACCCATCTGTGTGGATAGTAAGCCGCCATTGACTCGTCGCCAGTACGTGCATTATCTTCTGCAAGATCGATTGAATTACGTACAAATTTCTTAACGTTAAATCCAGAACGTCTTAAGTTCCATAACAACATACCTTTTGGATATAGTGCTGGATCTG